ATTCCACCACTTGAATTATCAGTTCTCCTAATAAGTTGGAAAAACAGTAGTTTCGTCCTTTTATTAGTGCCTTAACTTTTCATTAAGGAACGAGTCGCACAGAAGTTATAATCTCCACCGTTCCAATCAAGAGGAATATGAGACAACAGAAGTATCTGCCACGAACTTGCATTAGATTTTGCCGACAAATCCAAAGCTCTCATAAGGAAATCTTTTTGCTCATAAGACAAAGCGCACCCACCGCTCGCATTCAGATAGTCACAAGTATTTAGGACGATAACACGCACTTTTGTGTCCGTGTAGTCCTTGTAGCCAAAGCCCCTTATAACCGTGGAAGAAGCCGCATCAAAATCGTTGTGAATGCCTATAAGGTTGTACTGTGCCTCCGTATAGTCACTTTTGTCGTGATTTCCTACAAGGTTAAATGATACAAGTCTATCAAAAGCGGGTTTGAGAGCATTGATGGAATATTTTGCTCCCCAAAGAGCATTATCTGTGTCAATGCCGTTTTCCCAGCAATTATCACCGAGGTTAGCGATGAAATCGCATTCAGCCATTGCTCCAATCATTTCAAGAGCAAATGCCGAATGCTTTGCACTTGCTTTTGATTTAGCTTCATAGGTTGCATCGTTATTGAGAACGTGAATGTCGCTGACCGTTCCAAATGTCAAGCTATTGGGGTGAGCCGCCTTGAAATTTTTAATATTTTCAAGCACTCTCGCACATTCTAAAAAGTGATATGACGGAATGTCACCATAACCGCCCGACATTGTTCCCACGATCACCTCTCCGCTTGCATCGTGTGCCGTTGCTCCTTCCGATAAAGTTTCGGGTGTCACTGAATCGCTGGTTAAATCAATAAGGGTATTTCCTCCGTATGTGACTTTATTTACCGCCATAGCTCATCACCCGATTGTTACAGTCACGCCACCCGCTGAGTTATTACTCTCAACATAAGGTATGGGCGCAACAGTGACCTGTGAAAGATGAGTATATCCGGAATCGGGTAAAACGGTCTGCTGAGCAGTGGTAGGAGTGACGCTCTTACTCTGAGGCTTAACACCTTCCGACCCGCTCATTGTACCTGTGACACCAAGAACGGTTACACCGTCACGAATGTTAGAAGGGATAAGCTTTGCTTGCTCCGTTGAATCAATCTGCACTGTTCCACTTCCGTCATGATAGCCTTGGGGAACGGTATATTTGCCCGCTTTGGTGCTTATTTTGCCAGCTACACCACCATTGTTTTTCATTGTGCCGGTGACTTTAACGCCCTTGTTGTAGGCGGTCTTTCCGGCGAGGATTTCCGCTTCTGTGGCTGTGGCATCCTGTGTATTGGCATCAAATTCACAAGTACCGGTTATCTTTTCGCCGTCCGCTCCATGAGCTGTTATGCCTTTGAGCAGCTGATCGGCTTTGACAGAATCTGTTGTTAAATCAATAAGGGTTTCCCCTCCGTATATTACTTTTGATATTGCCATATTAAATCTCCTTTGCTATATACACGGTATTTCCACCGCTGGTGTTGCTGGTTTCAAAATAAGGAATTGCCAACAATGTGATGTCCTTGTCGAGATATTTTTTTGCGGTGGGCAATGTCTGCGCTTCCACCTTTGGTGTGGCTGTGTATTCACCCTCATAAAGATCCGATGTGTCAACATAATCTGTCACTACTTGGATTTGACCAAAATTGGTAAGGAATGTCTTGTTGCTACTTTTAAAACTTACTGCAAATCTCATTCTATAACCTCCGTCTCAAGGCATCGGCTGACTGAGGTTTTTATAATGACACTATTATGCGCTTCCCCTGCTTTTGTAAGCACTCTCACTTGGATCTCAACGGGCTTACGGCAGCTAAACCTTAGTGTTTCCTCCTGAGATAATTGGGTGGTCACTGTGTCGCCTTCAAATATCAAGTCATCTCCGGTCTTTACGAGAATGACTTCCTCCATTTGTGAATATACAATCCTTACCGTTTTTAATAATCCCGTATCAAAAGGCAAGGTGAAATGGTGTTTTGGTGTAGTTCCACGATTCATCTTTTATCACCTCTCATTTTTTTCCGGTATTAAATAACATCTACAATTAGGATGGGGTTTGAATGGGACTTCTTCAAGAAGAAAAATCGCTTGGTCCAAAGCTCTGCATACACTGCAAGTCTTGTGGTCATCCTCTGCAATCCACTTTACCTTCTTAACTCCCATGCCCTTATATGTGATTTTTTGTACCGCATCTTCAAAAAGTATGGAATTATGTTTAATCTGATTACTCAAAAGCCTTTCGGCTGTTTTATAACTTTGTAATTTACTTGCAATATCCGCCACAATGGACTCAAATAATCTTGATTCCTTACGGTCCAGCTCATTGCTGAATACGTATTTTGTGGTGGGATTATATTCATCGAAAAATTCTTCAATCCAGGCTTCATCTAAATCCTTTAACTCTCCATCGAATCCCAAGGCGGATGCCTCGTCGTATATTTCCGCCGATAAATCTTCAAGGATTTCGCCAAGCTCTTTTTTGATGGCTTTATACACAGACTTGTAAAGCTTCTTTATATGCTTTCTTGTCTGTATAACATTCATTTCATCAAATAATGCAAGACGATTATGCCTGAACTCTTTGTGTATCTTCGATATTATCTTCTCCGCCGCTTCGTCTGTCAGTTGATACGGTGTCCTCGACATTTACATCATCCTCCTCCGCATCGTACAACCACTTACCCATATATGGCTTACTATCGTTATATACGCTCTGTGGATCACTGTAAAGTCCACAATGAGTGATGGCAACCAAGGGATGAATACCGGCTTGAAGCTGATTCATAAGGCCCTGGGTCTTTACTAAGATACTATCAGTTCTGTTACGGCTGAATTTTACATCTATATCAGAAAGCTTTAGCTTAGACAATTCTCCCGAATCAACCAAACTTGCGATTCTCAACACTACCTTGAGCATTTCCCTTTCACTGTCGGTAAAAGTCTGCTCCATGCTCCTTGCGTGGGTCTCGGCTATCTGCCAACCATTGCTGAGCATGATTGCCTGTCCTGTGTTGCCTCCGGTGCTTTGCTCTCTTCCGGGAACACCCGCTATCTGTAATATTTGTTCATACAGATAATCAATCAAAGTTTGAGTCTGCGCCTGGTCCAAAACCGCCGTAAGATATTGAACACTTGCAGGATTACCAGGCTCACTCTTTGTAAGCAAACCAAGTTTATCCTTCAGCTGCTCCATCTGTTCATTATCTATCTCGCAATTATTCATCCACAAAATGGATTGCACAAATTGTGCAAGACCATTTAAGCGGTCCGATGTTGCCGTATTAAGCGCATCCAAAAGGGGAAGCACCCTTTCAAAGCAGCCCATTCTTTCATTATCGTTTTTGTATTCGATAATGGGGATAACGCCAATTCTATTGGGTTCTACACCTTTTACAGTAAATGTTCCAGTACCGCGACCTTCTAAATCAAAGTACCATTTATCGGTATATGCTCCAACTTTCACAGTACCATCTGAAAGTGTTACATAAGAAACACCCAATGCAGGGCGCTTGTATATATCGTTATACTTAACCACAAAGGTTGTTGCCGGATTCAATCTGAGCATATCAAAGATTGAATAACCCTTTACAACTTTCTTTGGAAGAATAATGCGATAGCCAATTCCTGTTACGGCAAGGTCCTTTCCCAATGCCTGATCCTGAGAAGCTTTTCCCTCCTCAAACATCATTTCATTTAAAGCTGCAATGCTTTTATCATCCATTTCGCCATTGGCGCTGGAAATATCCTTGCTTGCCCTTTGCACAAATGTAATGGGGGAGCCAAACACATATCCCACCTTGAAAGCAGTAATCTCAGCAGCGTGGTTCTCAGAAATTTTATAATTGATTTCCGGTCTCACTTCCTTGATTCTGTCAAGGATTGGCTGTCTGCCCCTCTCATACTTCTGCAAATAATCAATCTCTGTGGTGTTCAAATTATGCACAGAGAAAGCATCCTCCAACACCTTACCTATATTCTCTTGTGTGATTTCTTTCACATCTGTGAAGATTTCTCTGCGACCATAAAGTTCCATTCAAACACCCCAAAAAGCAAAATGAGCCACTTAGCGAATTGCTAAATGGCTCATTGGCTCAATAATTTTATTTCGATTTCCCTTTTGCATTGCCTACACCAAACGTACACAATGCCTTGTGTCCCTATACGAACCGAAAATAACCACTTTCCACATACGGGACACTTGATTTTTCTTATCATGTAATCCCCCCTTGCTTGTTGAGAAAGGAGCTCCCGATATTTCCGCCTCGGGAGAGGGCGACATGCCAAACAACAAGCGTCGTGGTATTCTCTTAATTTATGCCCTTATTATACCATAAAATCTCGGTTAAATCAATACATATACACAAAATTTCGCTTATACGGAGGTGTTTTTTTAAAAAAATCTGCTAAAAATCTCAACTTTATTGCCAGTTACACTTTGTGCATACTCTGAAAGCATTGCCATTCCGTCGGGAACGTCATCGTGTTTATTCTTTCCGGCTACTGTATAAGAACATAACATATCCATCATTCTGCCGTAATCCTCTTTCTTCTTGTATAGGGAATTGTCTTTGAATAGGCAATGCTCCTTTACCCATGCGGAATTGAGGATTATTTTTGTTTCTTTATTTGCTGTGGTAAATTTTGTGGTGATCTTCGTAATGCCGCCCAAGCGCTTAACCTCTGCCTGGATGTCCTTTGCTGCTCTTCCACCTGCGTTGTTATGCTCAAATCTTGACATCTGCACCTTGTTTTTCATGAGGCAATTAACTATCCTCGGCTCCACCACATCGGGGAGGGAGTTATCACATATACAATCGGCTATATAGTAATCCTTGCCGTAAATGTAGGCCACTGGCATAAATGCATAGTCCTTACCTCTATCCTTGGTATCACATATGCTTATGATTCCATCAGGCTCACCTTCAGGAAGCTCAAAGTATCTTCGCAATTCATTCTCTGCATACAAAAGGCCCTCTCTTTCAATGGGCTGATTCATATATAGCGCTCTCCATGAAGCATCGTCCATGGTGTCTCTCATATCGTGGTAAAATCCAGTGGTGAACCCTACACCGTTGGAATAGTCGAAATTGCTCTCTTCGTTCTCATCCAATGCCGGCATTACAATGAATTTTGCCCTCTCGCTATCACTATACTTTTGCTCAATTCTGCCAATCACATCATGAACGGACCACCTGGTAGCAATGTGCAGCTCCACACATTTACCGATTTTTCTTTGCCTAAGGTCAGTGGTATATTGCTCCCAAAGCTTATCCAGTCTCTCCTTTGAAAGTGCCTGCTCAATACCGCTTACAAGGTCATCACAATATAACAGTCCTTCAGCTCTGACC